GCAAAAATGAAAGAGTTTGACGAGAAAGTAGAAAAGCGTGACGTAGAAGAAGCTAAAAAGCTAAAGGAAGAGATTGAAGAAGTACAGGAGAAAGTCGAAGAGTTGAAAAAAGAAGTAAATGAGTTAATTGAAGCAGAAGGCGGGGACGCTGACGAAGATAACGACTCAGATAATGATGATAACGAAGATGAAGACGAAGAAAGACAACTCAATAACAAAGGAGACAATGGAAAGATGGAAAAACGACAAGTTCTAAACAATACAGACAAAGCAAAAGAGGAGCGTAATGCGTTCTTAAAAACAATCCAAGGAAAGGCTACACCTGAAGAGCGTGCAATGGTTAACAGTTCTGAAGATTCTCAAGGTGGCTACTTAATTCCAGAAGATGTAAGTACAGATATTAACGAGTTGAAGAGACAGTATAAGTCTATGGCTGAACTAGTAAGCAATGTTCCAACAAATACAAACGCAGGTAGCTTTGTAGTTGAAGATTCTGGAAACATGACAGAGTTAGTTAACTTTGACGAAGGGGACGAGTTAACAGAACAAACTCCAGAATTCAGAAATATTGAATATAAAATTAACGCTTACGGAGCTCTAACTCCAATTGCTCGTACAATGTTACAAGATGAAACAGGCGGCTTAATGACTTACTTAACTCGTTTGTTTGCTCGTAAAGCAGTACGTACAGAGAACGCTAAAATCTTTAAAGAAATGAAGGACGGTAACTCAGCTAAGAAAGTTGCAACAGTTGAAGACATTAAGAAAGAATACCACAAGTTAGACCCTGCAATTTCCCAAGACGCTAAGGTAGTTACGAACCAGACAGGTTTTGCTCGGTTAGACCTATTAGTAGATGAAAACGGAAGAGGCTTGTTACAACCTAACCCAGAAGACGCTACTAAGCATAAGCTTATGGGTATGGACGTAGAAGTATTCTCTGACGCTGAATTACCAAACGTTTCTAATCGTGGAGTAGCATTTATTGGTGATATGCAGACAGCAGTAGCTTACTTTGATAGAAACGTATACGAATTCTCAGTAAGTGAAGAAGCAGGGTTTACACGGAATACCGTGATTACTCGTACAATCCAACGCTTCGACACTAAAGTTACTGATAAAGACGCTTACGTACATTTAGAAATCGATGGAGCAGGGGAAGAAACTCCCTAAAGGACCTCTTCCAATAGGAGAGGCAACTATAGAAGAAACGCTTAAAATAGAAAAGTAAATAAAAGACTAGGAGGGAGCTCTAAATAGCCCCTTTACAGTTAGAAAGTGAGGAGTGATGGATGGAACTTAATGTAGAAACAATTAAAAGTAACCTACGGGTAAACCATTCACTAGAAGACGACCTCATAGAAATGTATCTAGATTGGGCTGAAGATACAGTTAGGGATTCAGTTGTGGGAGAAGATGAAGTAGACCAGGTTTACTTGGAATCTAACTTTCAATACCAGAAAGCTGTAGTAATGCTTACTAGCTTCTTTTATGAGCAACGTATGGCTATAGGTGAGATAGATGCTAAAGAGCTGCCTTACTCGATTTTGGATAGTATACAGAAGCTAAGAGGGAATTCCAAGGTGTTTAAAGATGAATAAGTTAGACAGATTTAACTTCAATTTTTCCAAACTAAAAACACCTATAACAGTATACGAAACAAAGACAGTAGTAGAAGGCGGTATTCCTAGACCACCTGAAGAAGTGAAGATATTTGAAGGATTTGCTCACATTGAAGAAGCTTCCATAAGAGACTTTAAGAGTCTAGAGTTAGACATGGCTGAAAGTACGAAAACTGTATTTTTGAGAAACATACCTGACGGGTTTAGAAAGTCTCAAAAAATAAAAGTACATGGTGATTCTGACTCCTATACAATTGAGGAAATTATGGAAGACTACAGGAACTCAGGCTTCACTGTCTTAAACATAGTTAGGGTTGAGAATGATGGCTAACGAGAATGTAAAGATAGAAGGCGTTAGAGAAATCATAGACAACCTAGCCAAGAGCCAAGAGCAAGTTAAAAAAGCACAACGTGAAGCAGTTAAAGCAGGAGCTCAGATAGCGGCTGAAGAACTTAAAAGAAACGTTCCTGTATCAGACGTAGGTGGAGATAAGTTAAAGCATAGCGTAAGGGTTTCAGGAGCTAGAAGAAACACTAGTTCATTCGAATACTACGCAGCAGCAGGTTTCCCTAAAGGAATAGCACACAGAGCCCACTTCCCGGAATTCGGAACCATTAAAGACCCTCCGCAATTCTACCTTGCTAAGACTGTTAGGAACAGTTGGGGAGACATTCAAAAAGAAATGATGAACGCAGTTAGGAGGGCGATTGGGTAATGGAAAGTAAAGACTTATATGAGATAGACATTCTAGACACAGTATATAGGTTGTTAGTAGATAATGAAGAGTTTACACAAGAAGTAAACCCCGAACATATATTTAAGTATGATGTTCCCCAAGCATATAGACAAAGCCCTCCCATCGTTAGAATTACAGGCTACCAGACTCCAAGCATATATGGAGACGGAGAGCAGATGGGTTGGTATGGACTTGTTCAGATTGATTTGTGGGACAACAAAGACCCCCATAAGCTTGGAATGAAGATAAACAAAATCATGAAAAACATTAACTTCAAACAGACTGACGCAATTCCGGAACTAGATAAAGACACATTTCTTATTAGAAACGGGAAACGGTTCGAGGGAATCATAATAGCAGATACAAACAACTTAATAAAAGAGTAAACAACAGACCTTAACTCTAATGAGTAGGTCTATTTTTATGAAAAATTATAATTAAAGGAGACATTTAATAATGGCTAAAAATTACAGTGCAACGGTTAACATTAAAGGATTTAAGTATGCAATTCAGAAAGAGGACAACCAAGACGGGGTAAGCTATGAAGACCCTGTAAGTGTTCCATTTGCTCAATCTGTAGACATTGAGACAGAGCAGTCTATCGAAAAAGCTTACGGTGACGGTAGAGTTGCAGAAATGGCAGTTGCGACAGGTACAACTACAATTACAATGGGATGGCACAATATTCCTCTAGAGGTTAGACAAGAGTTACTAGGTTTAGAGGAAGACGATGATGGACTAATTATCCAACGTTCACAAGTAACCCCTCCTGACGTGGCAATTATTCTAGAACAAGAAAAGAATGACGGTTCTGTAGAGTTGGTAGGACTTACAAAAGGTAAGTTCATGTTACCTAATATCGAAGGAGAAACTAAAGAAGATTCTGTAGAGTTCGGTAACCACGAAGTAGAGGGAGAGTTTGCTGAGCGACAGTTTGATGACATTGCCCAGGTTATGGCTTTCATTGACGCTAAAGAAGACGATGCAGAGGACAAGCAAGAGAAATTTGAAGATAAAGTATTCTTAAACGAAGGCGACTCAGAAGGAGAAGAAACTCCCTAAAGGACCTCTTCCAATAGGAGAGGCAGTTATAGGAGAATCCTTAACAGTGAGGGAGGGTAACTAATGGCAAGTAAAGAAGAGTTGAAAGAATGGTTCTCAAAAGGTAAGACACCTACTGAGAAACAATTTCACGAATTAATTGACGGGACTGAAGGTCCTAAAGGCGATAATGGTAAAGACGGTACTAACGGTGAACAAGGAAAACAAGGGAAACCAGGAAAAGATGGTTCTGACGGTAAAGACGGTTCTGACGGAAGAGGCGTAGATAGTATCACTCTAGATGGGAACACGTTAGTATTTAAAATGACTTCAGGTGACGATATTGAAGTAGATTTACCAGAAGAAGAATAAACAAGTTTTAGGGAGTTACTTTAAAAAACTCCCTTTCTTAATTAAGAAATATTGAAAGTCGAGTGATTTGTCGGTATAACTGGCTAATAAAAAACCGAAGATATTTTAAAAAGGAATACGAAAATACAAAATAAAAGGAGTACGATTTTACAATGAAACAATTAGAGTTAGTAACTGACATTAAAGAGGACAAAGACGGTAATCAGGAGTTAGTCACAGAGGCATATAATCCTCCAATTTTCGTTAAGGGTTCTATGGTTAAAAAAGCAATCTCATTAGGAGTTAAGCTAGAAAAAAGTACAGAATCTATTTCTTCTGAAGTAGTAGACGAACTAGCGGCTTTTGCAGTAGAGCTTTATGGAAACAAGTTCACAGCAGAGGAGCTAATTGACGGTATTGACGCTAAAGACCTTATGAATGAGTTAATGGGAATCTTAACTTCAGTAATGGGTGGAGACGATAACCAAGACGCAGTTACACATGAAAAAAAACTTACAGAGGTGAAGAACGACTAACTGAGCAAGATTTCAGTTGGATTTCTTTACAAAAGAACTTTGATAAGTTAGTTAAAAGCCTCATGCAAGACGGTGGCTACAAGATAAATGAGATATACGAAGCAGATATATTTTATTTACTTAGAGTATTAAACGAAGACAAAGTACAAGAAGAAGATAACGAACCTAAGTCTCTATTCGAGGCTTTCGGTCAATAAACTACTAAGCAATCACTCAATAAAGGGTGGTTGCTTTTTTTTATAGAAATTTTTAAGGAAAGGAGGCGTATATAAAACATGACAAAGCAAGGGAAGGAATACTACTCTAGTAAACTCCAAGAAGCTATTGAAGCAGTTAACTATACGTGGGTTAGTGGAGAGTACGTAAATTCTCAAACTCATGTAGAGGTACAGTGTGACAAAGGGCATGAGCCTTATTGGGTTATGCCTAATAACTTTATACAAGGTAAACATTGTAGGAAATGTTCCTTTAAAAAGACTGGTGACGGACTGAGGTTCAATACTGAAAAGTTTAAAAAAGAAGTCTACGAAAGAGAAGGAACTAACTACACAGTACTAGGAGAGTATGAAGGTAGTGGAAAACCTATCCTAATGAGACATGAAGAATGTGGAAGTGAGTTTAATTTTAGCAGAGATGTTTTCTTGAGAGGTTCAAGGTGCCCTAAATGTATGCGACCCAATTATAACAGAGATACGAACCATTATAAAAAAGAAGTTTTTGAGCTTGTTGGGGACGAGTACACAGTATTAGAGGAGTATGTATATAGTATTGAACCCTTAAAAATGAAGCATAGTAAATGCAAAAAATGTTTTTATATGACTCCAAGTAAATTCTTGTCAGGGCAAAGGTGTCCTAATTGTTATCATTCTAAAGGAGAAGAAGCAGTTAAGAAGTTTCTAAATAAAAATAAAATACACTACGACACAGAATACACATACGAAGATTTAAGGGATGTTAACGTATTGAGATATGATTTCTACGTTCCTGAGTATAACTTACTGATAGAGTTTGACGGTATACAACACTTTAAACCTAAAAACTTTGGCGGTGTGAGTAAGGAAGAAGCTGAGAAGGAATTTAAAGCTATTCAATATAGAGACACTTTAAAAAATAAATATGCAGAAGAAAATAGTATCAACTTATTAAGGATTCCTTACTGGGATATAGATAAAGTTGATTTTTTAATATCACAAACTATTAACAGAATGGAGGTGAGTTAATTGGCATTAGGAAACAACCCCGTTGGTGACATGATTATAAAAATATCGGTGGATGACACCAATTTTAACAAGTCTATGACAGGGCTTAAACGACAAATGAAGTCTGTTAATACGGAATTAAAAGCTTCTATGAGTCAGTTTGGTAGGTCTGAAAAATCTGTAGACAAGTACAGAACACAGATAGACATACTATCTAAAAGACACGAAATCCAAGGGAAAGCAGTACAGCAAGCCAAGAAAGAATATGACGACATGGTTAAGTCTCATGGAGAAGGTTCTGTAAAAGCTGAAGAGTATGGTATAAAACTTAACGAACAGATAGCTCTGTATGAAGATACTGGGAGACAAATAGAGAACCTTAAAGGCCCTATGGCTTCTCTGCAAAGAGAACAACAGATTCAGAATTCAGGGTGGTACAAAGCAGGGGATTATTTAACCAACTTTGGAAACAAGATGGAAGGTATATCTCAACATGCTATAAACGTGGGTAATAAACTTACTAACTCTATTACTAAGCCTATTGTCGGGATAGGTCTAGCTGTAGGGGGACTAACAGGTAAACTAGGGTTTGACAGACTTGTACAGACTGACAAAGCAGAAGCTAAACTTAAAGGTCTTGGTTACAACACAGAAGAGGTAGGAAGTATTTCAGACACAGTTACCTCAGCTATTAAAGGCGGTATGACTACTTACGCAGAAGGTGTTGATATTGCCGCAGGAGCTATGGCGGCAGGAGTCGAAGAAGGTGCTGACTTAGAGAAGTATATAGGTTTAGTTGGAGATGCCGCAGTAGGCTCAGGTAGACCTGTAGATGAGATGGCTCAAATATTCAACCGTGTAGAAGGTTCAGGTAAGTTAATGACACAAGAACTTAACCAGATTGAGCACGGAATGCCGGGATTCTCTAACGCACTAGCTGAACACTTAGGTATAGGTGTCGAGGAAATGAGAGAAATGGTTACAGCAGGTGAAGTAACCTCTGATGATTTCCTCACTGTAATGGACGACTTTGCAGGCGGTATGGCTGAAGCTCACGCTAAGTCTTGGACGGGTATGGTTGAGAACGCAAAGAACTATATCGGTCAAATAGGTGAAGCATTCCTAGATGGAACTTTCCAAGACGCTAAGGAACAACTAGCGGACTTTATCTCTTATCTGGAAACAGATGAAGCTATGGAAAAAGCTGAGGAGATGGGTGAGAAGTTTAGGGAAGTTATGAACAAAATAGGTAGAGCTATCAAGAGTGTAGTTAAGTGGTACATGAACTTATCAGATGGACAAAAAGACCTTGTAAATAAGGCGGCTATATCGGTTGTAGCTTTAGGTCCATTATTAACTATCTTTGGTAAGCTTGGACTGGGAATCTCAAATACAGCTAAAGGTCTAGGGGTTTTCTTCAAATGGTTAGCTCCAATTTTAACACCTGTTAAGAACTTAGTTAAACCACTAGGTTCTGTTGCTTCTAACGCATTAAAAGGTGGAAGGGCTTTTACAGTCTTAAAACAAGGTCTAAAAGTATTAGGAGGACCTGTAGGTTGGGTTATTGGAATCATAACAACCTTAGTAGGAATCCTAACTACAGCTTACAAGAAATCTGAAACATTTAGAAATGCAGTAGGTAGGTTAATAGATTCTTTCAAGTCATTTGGACAAGCTATAATGGACTGGTTTAAGCCTGCTGTAGACGCTGTAAAGAATTTCATAGGTGAAATGAGCTCCAAAGTAACAGGGTTTTCTGAAAATGAAGGTCCCGGATTGTCACAAGCTTGGCAGAACATTTGGGATGTTATCGGGGCTGTTTTAGGTTGGATTACAGACGCTGTTACTTGGACGTTTGAAAAAGTTGTACAACCTGTAATTCAAGCGTCTATGTGGGCTATAGAGAAAACAGTAATCCCATTATGGGAAGGACTTAAACTAATTATATCGGGAGCTTTAGATGTAATTCTATCAGCTGTAAGAGTATGGTCTAGTCTCTTTAGAGGAGACTGGTCAGGTATGTGGGACGCTGTTAAAGATTACTTCTCAGGAATAATTGATATCATAAAAGGAATTTTTAAAATATCTTTTATAGGTCAACTAGTAAATATTGCTAAAGGATTTATAAAGAATTTCCCTGAATACTTCTCCAAAGCTTGGGGGTTAGTTAAGAAGGTTTTTTGGGACGCTCCATTAGCTATCCATAAGACTTTATGGAGTTGGCTTCTAGAATTACCTAAAACAGTAGCAAAAGGTACAGCTAACTTAGCTACCTCGTTTACAAAGTGGCTTATTGACGCAGTACCAAAAACTATTAAAAAATTAGGAGAATGGTTAACTTCCTTCTTAGGTTGGGTTAAAGAGCTTCCTAGTAGAATTTGGGAAGGTACCAAGAATTTATCTTCAACTTTCACAGATTGGATTTCTAAGTCAAATGATAAGACGGAAGAGAAATTAGGCGATTGGTGGGGGACTTTCAAAGACTGGATAGTAGAACTACCCGGTAAGATTTGGGACGCAACCAAAAAATTAGCTTCTTTTTACACAGATTGGATAACAGACACAGTACCTAAGACACTTAAAAAGCTTGGGGAATGGTGGGTAATTGCTAAAGATTGGTTATTAGAGCTACCTTCTAAGATATGGGAATCCACTAAAAATCTAGCCTCTACTTTTACAGATTGGATAGTAGATTCTAAAGATAACACAGGAGAAAAACTCGATGACTGGTGGGGTAGTTTTAAAGATTGGATTGTAGAACTTCCTAAAAAGGTTTGGGAAACTACTAAGGACTTAGCTTCTACCTTTGCGGACTGGATAGTGGATTCTAAAGACGATACTAAAGAAAATTTAGGAGAATGGTGGGACTCGTTTAAAGAATGGCTATCTGAAGTTATCGACAAAATAAAAGAGTTCTTAGCAGAAAAAGGAGATATATTTAAGGACTGGTTAGAGGACCAGAATGAACAAAATAAAGAGTTCTTCGGTGGTCTCGGTACGAAAGTTAAAGAATGGCTTACTGAGAAGAAAGATGACGTAATAGACGGATTTAAGTCATGGGGTACTGGAATAAAGGAATGGTTTGTAGGTACTGAAGACGACTCCGAAGAAGGTGCAGATGGAATTGTAGATAGATTTAAAGAATCTATCGGTAATGCTAAAGACAAAGTAGTAGAAGGTTTTGGGAACTGGAAAGATGGAATAGTAGAGTTCTTTACAGGAACTGAAGATGATTCCGAAGATGGTGCGGACGGAATTGTAGACAGATTTAAGGAAACAATCGTCAACGCCAAGGATAAGGTAGTAGAGAGTTTCCAAGACTGGTGGACAGGCATTAAAGAATGGTTTAGTAATCTTGGAAAAGATGATGATGATAAAGAAGAAATTCACGAAGCAGGCGGCAACATTCTAGACGGAATGGCAGAAGGTGTTGAAGAAAACGAAGAAGATTTCATTGATAAGGTAGCTGAATTCATTAAAGGAGCTCTTAAAGTTGTGGGAGCGGCTATCCTCATTGTTGCTATAGCTATTGGAAGAGAAGTTATTAAAGGAATTATAGAAGGAGTAGACAATGGAGCAGACCTATTAGTTAAAGCTTTCGAGTGGTTGTGGGAACAAGTCAAGAAAGTATTTAACTGGGGAGTAGGTTTAGTAGTAGGAATCTTTGAAAGTGACTTCATATCTAAAATAACTGGATTTGTTTCAGATTTAGCTACAGACTTTGGAGAAAAAGTAGCCAAGATGTGGAACGATGTAAAAGGTTGGTTCGTTAGAAAATCTGAAGAAATCGGGGAGACATTCCAAGAAAGTTTTGTAATGGAGATTATAGAAGACGTAGTAGGGTTTGTGAAAGACTTTAGAGAAAACATTTCTAAAATGTGGTCTAAAGTTAAGAAAAAATTCTCGGAGAAGATAGACGAGATATGGGATAACCTGAAAAATAGTTTCATAGGTCGAATAATTACAAATATCATAGAATTCTCCGGAGATTTTAAAGAGAACATTTCCAAGATGTGGTCTAACCTCAAGAAGAAATTTAAAGAGAAGATAGATGAAATTTGGAAAAACTTAAAGAATAGTTTCATAGGTCGAATAATTAAAAATATTATCGAGTTCTCTACAGACTTCAAGAGCAACATTTCTAAAATGTGGTCTAATCTTAAGAAGAAGTTTAGAGAGAAAATAGATGAGATTTGGAAGAACCTTAAGAACAGCTTTATAGGTAGAATCATTAAAGCTATTATAAACTTTGCTTCTGACTTTAAAGATAACATTTCTAAAATGTGGGCTAGTCTCAAGAAGAAGTTTAGAGAGAAGATAAATGAAATTTGGAAGTCTATTAAAAATAGCTTTGTTGGAGATATTATTAGAGCTATCACTGGTATGAAGGACGACTTCATAGACATAGCAGG